AATCATCTTCGCGGTGCTTGCTTGCATCGCTTGTATGTCGCGGTCGTGTTGCTCCACAAGGATTTTCAGTTCGTTGATGTCTGCCATGGTTAAAAGCCTTTAATGTGATAACTAATACGATTAAGGCGATTATAGACTGAGCGACCAGCACCAAGCAAACTGCGACAAGTATAATCGATGATTTGTCCACCTTTCGCACTCCCTAGCGCAGCAAACAACAAATCAAGCGGCGCAGCTATCTGCTGACGATACGCATGTAACCAGTAAAGGCTTTCCTCGCTCACTGCAACGCCGCACAACATGACTGCGTTTAACAGTGCGCTTGTAGCGATTATCGCACCATAGAGAAAATAAATGTTGATATTTTTTTGATAAATATATGATATCGCTACAGTTGCCACGAGCGCTATCATATCGAAACTAAGCTGTGACGCATACACAACGAGCGCTTCTGCTTCCGTAGTGCGCGTGATGGTCATTTCTGGAAATAACGGATAAGCCATGTAAATAGCGTAGTAAAACATAATGACAAGGCAGAGGTTTAACCCTCTGCCCGTGCAAAGCCAAATCAAAAAGATAACTGATAAGGCTTCGAGGTTTGTCATTTTTTCGTCTTCTTCGCTGGTTTCTTGGCGGTTGAAGTTGGCTTGACTGGTTTGCTGATTGGCGTACTTCCTGCGGGCATGTGATGCGCTCCTAGTTGGTTAAGTTCCTTTGCCGTGACTCATCCGTGAGAAGCGACGGCACAGATAGGTTAGTCGTTATGCCGTCGCTGCGCAAGTCTGACCAGCGCTACAAAATAACCTGGCTAGATAACTCAAACCATGTGTACTGCACAAACACCGTATTGCTTGACGTCGATGTGTTTTCAAGCTCAATCAAAAACACTGAGTTTGGCGCAAGCAGTCTGAATGTGTCGCTTGAGTCTGTCGAGCCGGACACGCGATTGCCTGAGCCAACCGAGCCGTAAAGCGGCAAATACGTCACTTCATTGGCGGTTGTTGGTGTTGGCGTTGTGATCACATTAATCACACTAGCTGGCGGATAAATAGTATCGCTTCGCAAGTTCTTGATTGGTACGGCTGCGCCAATAGTGCCGCCTGTGTACGCGCTAAACGTGCGGTAAATCAGCGCCTCTTTGTTCATGATGATTTCGCGACCAAGCAGAACCACGTATTTATCTGGCGGACACTGAAAACGGATGTACGCCTTTGCGCCCGCTGCAACCACTTGGTTTAAATACGAGTAATAACCAAGACCACGACTGATTGCGTCGTCTCGATAGTTGAGCGCTTGCGTTGCGACACGGTCAAGCGTGTTTCCATAAAGCATTGAGCGCGAAGGAAAACCATTCGGCGGATTGGCCATAATTACAACTCCTAACAAATAAAAAAGCCGCTATTTAGCGGCCTTCTTTGGTTTGGTCTCTGGTTTTGGCTCTTCGTCTTTGGGTTTGTAAGCCTCATCAACGACTTTAAAGCCCTTAGCATTCCATTCGCGCTTTTCTTCAAAGCTGACTGGCATTGGTAGATAAACGACTTCCATCTTGCACCTCGCAAAAGAAAGGGGCTTGCGCCCCTATCGTTAGACTTTCGCTTCGTCACCGATAGTGACAACACCGGCAGTGTTTTTGATGTCTGTTGCCACTTTGTCCCAGTTGGTTGAAGTGCCAATTTCAGAATCAATTGGAGACTTGCCGCCGTTGGTTTCGTCCCAAGTATAGCCCTTCAAGCCAAGACCGAACGAGTAGTCAACTTGCATGGTTGTCTCAATGCGGGTCTGACCGTTGTTGGTTTGGATGTTGCTGATAACATCGCCAGCATCGTGAACCACAGCAGCAGAGTCAACCAATGACAAGGCGTAAACCTTGTTTGGTGTGCCAGCTACGCGCAGTGCAGGTGCGTCGGTCACAATCATGGCTTTACCTAAGATATCAACCACGCGCACGTTCTGAGATTGGAACAGTTGAGGCGTGTTGGTCAGGTTGTCACCAATCAGCTTGTGATAAACAGCGCCAGAAACAACAGTTGCCACCAAGTTGCCTGAGCGGTCGCCAAACTTGGCGTGTGCGCCGTTCATGCTAGTGTAGTTGATGCCAGCAGTTGCAGACACGTCGTTTGTAGCTGACGCTTGGCCTGAAATCGCAGCGCGTAACGCCAGGATTGCAGTGTTTAACTGGTCGGCTAACAGAGCTTCAGCGAAGTTGCGGCTTGCCACTTCGATACCTGCGGCTGTTGGCATGGTTAACCAAGTCAGCTGTGAAGGCTCGAAGCGGATTGGGCCGAAACCGCCTGCAACTTTAACAGTCGACATTTTCAGTTGGCTCAAATCAGTTGCTGATGCTGATGATTGAGCGGCGTAACGGTCAACACGGCGCTGTGATGAGTGAATCGATGCGAAGAAAGATTCTTGCAAGAAGTCACCGGTGAAGCCTGTGGTGGTCAAACGGATAGCGCCGTTTGATGCTTGGTTGAATTTGTCAATCATCTGACCAAGCGTCTCGATAGTCGCTGGCATGATGTACTCGTTAAAAACCTGCATTTGTGATAATGCCATGATATACCTCGATTAGTTGGTTGGTAATTTAAACCGTTTTGCTAATGCAGCCACGCGCTCATCGCGTGTACCGCCTAAGTTGCCAACAGTCGAGGCACTGCCTGCACCTGTCGAGCCGTTTGCTTTGCCGCCGCCTGTGGTGGTGACATTGCCTTTTAGTAGCGGAGCAAAGCTGTCATCTTTCAACAGTTCAGCTTTAAATCCTGCCAAGTCTAACGATGAGGCACTGCCATCATCATTTAAAAATGTTACTTTACCAGTTTCAGGGTCAACATCGACACGACTCGCAACAAGTCGCTTGAATGCTTTTGAGCCTGTTTCGGTGGCTAATTCCGACGCCAATTCCGCAACAACTGATGTACGCTTTTCGGTTTTGATTTGACCAACTAAGCGATTTAACCGCTCTTCGTACTGCTTTTGAGTCTCACCAATTCGCCGTTCAGCGTCTGCAAGGATTTCATCTACCTTGCCTTCCTTCTTGAGCTTTTCAAGTGCCGCTTTTTCTGCTTCTTGCAGTTTCAGCGCTTCTTGTTGCTCAAATGCTTTCAGTTTGCCGTCTAAGCCGTCTAATGACTTTTTCAGGCTGCTAACTTTAAGCTCTGCACTTGGCACATATGCGCCTTCGTGCTGTACGTAGTCACCTTTGACAAAGTCTGGTAGTGACTCAAATTGTTCTTGCGTTAATGGCATCGGATACAATCCTATTGATTAAGCTGGTACGACCAGCGTTCACACAAATAATAAACCTAACACGTTAAGCCGTCAAATTATCGCCGCTGTCAATAGCATTAAGCACAGTTTCTGCATCATCCATTGACCACCCGCCGTCGGCAAGTTCGCGGATTGCTAGGTCGCGCGGTTTCAATCCAGCCAGTACAAGCTCCATGATAACCCGCACTTCGTCAACGGATAGTTTCGACTTGGCAAACGTGCGCGGAATGGCAACTTGTACTTGGTCTTGCGATTGCTCGATGGCGTCAGGCGCCCATAAACCTTCGAACATGCCGCAGTAGAGAATAGCCTTCTGATAGGCCGTCTCTAATCCTTGCGCCAACTTCACAAGCCTTGCATTGGTTTCTGCTGCTGCAATCTCCGCCTCTGTTGCTGTTGCTGCTTTAACGTCTCCTTGCAGAACTGCACCCATTTGTCGCGCTTCTTCGGTGTTGCGGTCGAAATAGCTCTCGTACGTGCTGACTTGCACATCGCAGCCGACCACCTCAACGCTACAGCCTTCTGGTAACGTGTTTCGGCTGCCTGAGCCTGTTTCGATGTACTCGCGGCCATTCATGGCTTGGAATTGCTCCATGAAGTTTGCCTTGGCGCCAAATACGTAAGTTGTTGGTGGCAGGTTGCGGATGGTCTCTTTGTACTCCGCGCTCATGCGGTAGCGTGATAATGCCAAGTCGCAAATCGGACTGATAAATCCCATTTGCTTCGGTAGCGACCCAGCTTTGATTTCCTCATCGGATGCAAACACAACAGGCAGCCAAGTTAACGACTGCCCGCCGACTTTTACATAAGAAGGCTCGCCCATTTCCAGGCTGCTGTTGTCGGACTGCACGATTTTTTGTTGGTAGTAATCGCCGTTATCATCAAGAGCCACAACTAGGTAAGACTTGACCGGTTTGAGCGCCATTGTGGCTTTGTCAAACGTCTGACCATCTTCAAGTAGCAGGATGTAAGACAGCTGCATCACGCCGTTTATGCGCTCAAATGACCATGTGATCACCTTGTCGCGGTTGTACGCTTTGATGGTTGCTCGTGGGTTCAGCGTGCGAAGGTCAGCGATTGACAACTCTGTCAGGTCAACATCCGACAAGCCTTGATAGTCCGCCAGCAATACTTGCCACTTGACTGGCATAACCTCGGCTGCGGTTTGCTCCATCATGCCGTGAAGCGTAGTGCCGTCACCGTCTGCGGAGTCCATCAGGTAGTTAAGCTGCTCAGGAATCATCACTTCTGCGTCACTGATGCGCATACGACCGATTAAGCTGTTAAGCGTCTGACCGCCGTAGTTCTGATATTCAGCATTTGCAAGGTACGTATTGTAGCGCTCATTCGCTTCTGCCGTGCTTGTGTCAACGGTTGACGGATGCGGCAACAGGTCGCGCCCTGCTTGCTTAACAAAGAACTCACCAGCAAGCGCGGTGCGTGTTTCTTCGATTTTCGGCAGCATTAGCGCCGCTTCTGGATGTAGAATGATTTGCATCTAATGCTCCTAGTTAAATTCCTGCACGCTTAAACGCTTCGGCGTCGCGCTGTTTCAATTCGTCTAATGTTAGCGGATTGCCGAACGCGTCGCTCATGTTTTCGATTTTAAGACCGCCATCCATGAATAGTTTCGCCCGTGTCGTGCCTAGCGAGTCGATAATAAATTCAGGTGATTGCTGTCTAAGCCATGTATCAGGCGTTATGTCTGCCGGCACTTGTTCAACCGTGAACTTGTCCGAATCTTTGCGGCCTTTGTAAACTGGTTTCTCGCCGTCTGTTGGATAGTCTTTACCTGATCCGATTGCGGGAGCCATGCCGATGGGTTTGTCTTGACCAACCAGCAGATAGATATAGCTTGAGCGGCAGCGGAAATGCCGTGGCAGCCTGACATAGCTGTCATCATCGAGCGCCCATGTACGACCATGCAGTGAGCGGCAGCCAAGTGTCGTGCGATTATCCAATAGAGCCATGAAGTACCGCTTGTCGACAATATCAGCATTATCCCTTGCCATTGCTTCGCGTGCGCTGTTTGCATGGTGCATCAATCCTGTGCGCGCTAACGCTTCAGCCTGTTGTCGCGCTAAGCCATCGTTAAACACTTTAAGCGCCCGTGCTGTTTGCTGCACTGTTGCGCCTTTGACGTAGCCAGCTTTGATAAGGTTTTGATACTGCTGCACGTATTCATCAGCAGCAGTGTTGACGAATTCAGCCCACGCGCCGACCTTCACGCGCTCGCCTTCGCCAAGTACCATTAAAGCCGCATTGACGTAATCCAGAATCGACTTGCTGCCTGGTACATCAAGCTCAACGTCATTCCACTTGCCGATAAGCTCCGCATAATAGCTTGCCTCATAAACCGCCAGCTTTTGATACTCTTTGGTCACGTCTTGCCATGCAGGATTGAATTGTTCAAGCAGCGCAGCCTTTACCGCTTTGTTGATGCGGTTTAATGCTGTTGGACTACCAATCTGTTCAGCATCAAGCAGGATTGCGCGGACGTCTTTGTACGCCGCATCAAGTGACGGATAAATCTTGGTCTTGAGCAAGTCAGTCGCTAGTCGCTGCATCAGCGCTTCGTGTCGTAGCTGGTCTGCTGTTAGGCTCA